CGTAGAGGCTGGCAGCAATGGCCATGGGTTGGCCAAAGGGTTTGAAAGCATCAGCACTACCGACACGCAGGAGGGCTTGACGGCAAAGCTCTGAAGAGGTCAGCGTTCCCGAAGTAGTGCGAGGGGCGGCTGTTCTCTCCGTGGAGTACTGGAAGGCAGGCTTGCCGAGCATGGCCATGTAGAGTTCCACGCATTGCTTGAAGAGGTCTTTGCTGCCGGTGAGTGGCATGGCAAGGACGCCTGCGAGCTTTACGGCAAGAAGCTCAGTGAAGATCGCAGGGAACTTGGTGGTATCCGGGATGTTGGCGATGTAATCCAACGTGACGGGAGAGGCGAAATTGGTTTGGAGGGAAGAACCGAGGATTTCCCATTGTCCGAAATTCTCGCTCTCGTCGATGTTGGCGAGGCGGATGGATCGGATGTAGTCGCTGGGGAGAGCGTACTGGAAAGTGTAACCTCCGAGCGGGGTTGTGCTGCTGGTGAGATTGACTAGCTTGCGGCAGAATTGCCAATCGAACTCGGCTTGGAGTTCAGCGACCGTCTGCGCGTAGAAGAGCGTGCAATACTGCGCCTGTGCGGTCGCATCGGCGAGCGTGGTGATACGAGCATCACCAAGGCGAGCGAGAGCGAGGTTGCAGATTTGAACGTCCGTCATTGAGGCAGGTACAGAGAGTTAAAAAAGTGGGTGGCAGACATTGTCCCGGTCTGCCAGCGGGGTGCTTGAATTAAGCTTCGTCGCAAGCGATCTCGACGACCTTCTTCTCTTCCATGCGGACAGCGGCGAGGCTGGCCACGGAGCGGATTTGAAGGGAGTGCGAGAGGTCCGTGCGGACGTCCATGTGAGTCTTGAGTCCACGCTCGGCCAAGATCACGCCCGACTTGACGTAGGCGTAGCAGGAACGAACGGTGGAGACTTTGGTGAGGAGTTGGCTGCGGCGGAATTTGAATCCCATGAAGGTATTCAAAGCCCCGTCCACCAAGGCGCGAACGCTGTTGTAGTCTGCCGATGTCGCCTCGACCGTGCGGAGCAGGTCTTGGAGTTGCTTGGCGGACACAACCATGATGCGCTCTTCTTCCTCGTCAATTTCGTTGCTGTCGAAGAGGAACTTCGCAGCGCGGAGCTTGGCAATGGTGAGACCGCTGTTGGCAGCAGTGCCGGATTCCACATAGTTGACAGCGACCTTCTGGCCTGCTGGCAATACGGTGGCCGTTGTGCCGGTCGTGCCTGTGTAGGCCGTGCCGCCGAGAGCGCCGATGATGATCGTGTCGCAGGTGCGAGCGTAAGCTTGAGCATGCGATTGGATGATCGGGGATGTCGGAAGGACAACCTCGCCGAGGAGTTGCTCATCCCATTCGTCTACGAGCTTGGCGCAGTCGTATTGTGTGGGGCGAATCCAACGCTTGGCCATCGCTTGATCGGAGATACGGGTGTCCTTAGAACGATCCGTGATCTGCGTCATCGAGGTTGCGTCGATTTGATTGTAGGATTTTTCCTTACCTTCGATTGAATCGATGGTGACGTATTCTTTCAGCTTAGAATTTTTCTGCTGAACGAGGTGTTTCCAGTTGCTGTCGAACTGGGTTGTGTAGTGTTCGGGGATGTTCGTGAGAACGCCATTTAAGTTAGCCATTTTATTCCTTTAGTTGAGTTGGGTTGGTATCAGTCGAAACTGATGGATTTGTTCTGCTCCCTTCGCTCTCCGAGTGTCCCGTGTGGGGTCAGCGGCGGCGGGTAATTAGGGAGCAGGCTCAACAAGGAGGTGTCTGCTCTGACGCATTTACGTTTCAGCCCGATTAAGTATCAGTCAAAACATATTTTCAAAAATGTTGCGGGGCCGGGAGTCGAACCCGGAACTCAAGGGTATGGGCCTTGCAAGATACCTTTTCTCCACCCCGCGAAATTGTCATCCCTGCTTGAGCAGTCCGGTCACCAGAGTCGCGGCCTCACGGTCGCCCTCCATGTACCGCTTGTGCCAGCTATTGTCGGGATTACTCATGATGTCGTGGGCGCGTTGACGACCGGTCGCAAACTCCGTGCCACTCATCGAGCGACCGACCTTGTCCTCGCTCATCATTTGAGCCATTCGTACGAAGCCGCGCACGACTTCGGGGTCCGCGAATCCTTGTGAGTTTGCATTGACTCCCGCGATCTTCGCGGCCTGCTTTGCAAGTCCGATGTTCTTGTCAAACTCCCCTCCCCACTCCTTCTTGAGGGTGTTCACTGCATCGACATGCTGCTTCTCAATCTGCGCCTGCATGCCCTGCATTTTGAAATGCTCCATCTTTGCGTGTTCGGTCACTAGCGCCTTCATCGCGGAGGGCGGGATGTTGTGCTTGTGGGCGATCTCAGCGTAGTTTTTGACATTGTTGTCATCCCACGTCATGCCCTCTGGGAGCGCATCGGGAGCGAACTTGTACTCGTCAATCGTATCGGGAACTCCGAGTGAACGACGAAATGCGGCGACCTCTTCGGGTGAGGATTTCTCATTCGGTACGCCAAGCTTTTTTCCAATCAGCGCATTCGCATTCGCGAGCGCCTTGGCCATATCGGGAACGCTCTTGTATTTACTGAGCGTGTCCTTGTAGGCGGCAGAATCCTCCGGGAGGTTATTCGCCCAACCCTCGGCAAATGTGCCGTCTGGGTTGACGTATCCTTGTTGTGGTGTTGCGGGCGTCTCCGTTGCGGCTGGCGCTTCGGCGTTGGTGTTGGCGGCTCCTGTGTCGAGCAAACTCTGCTCGGAGGAGGTGTCGGTGGTGTCTTCCATAAATTAGGTATCAGTCAAAACAACCCTACTTTTCGGGGTGGTAACCGAGATGGGTCTCGCGACCGGCGTAGGTCTTTTGGAATTCCTCTGGGGCGTAGTCGCGAAGCCATTCGACAAGCTCAATGGTCTTGTCTCCGAGCATGGGGTCCATATCGGGGCGTGGTGGGATGTCGGTGTTTTTCTTGCTCATTTTTTGACTTTTCGTTTGGGAGTCTCGATATCGCCATCGGCAATCACAGGGCGGCGAAGCATCGTCTCGATGTGTATGAGGACGCCCCGCTGGCCATCGCGGAGTGCGGCGACCACGGGGTTGAAATC